TAGCATTTTCTAAAGTTATAAATCCTAAATGAATAATTTTAAATCATTAATAATTTGGGAGAAATGGGTTGATCCATTTGGTCAAGATGGTGAAGAAACCAAGTGGACTGATTATGATAATGAAAATGAAGATATTGATGATGAAGACTATGACGATACTTTAGAATCAGAATCGCCACGACCTATTATAAATAGATCGATTAAAGTTATTCAATCACCTATGGGCTTGATCCCTTATAATGAATATACTGCTCCTAGCAAATTATTTAATTTTTGGATAGGACATACAAATTTTGATATTACTCCCACTATAATTGAAATCTTAGAAAAGGCTAATGGTATAGAAATTTTAGATATTTTTAGCAGATATAGATTTAGAATTGCTATAGGAAAATGTTTTAATGATGCTGATGTGATGACAGATATTAATGATCAACTTTACAACTTTTTAGATATATAATATGGCCAATCTTAATACACTAAGTGATATTCATAATTATAATGTGGATATAGAAAATAGAGAAATATATTTACATTCTCATTTATCAGATGCCGAAGAAGAATCCGGAGTCGATTATAAATCTGCTGTAGTATTTGAGAAAAATTTAAGATATTTGAATTTATTATCTTTAGATCCTATTCTTGTTCATATGCACTTACCGGGTGGTAGTTGGGAAGATTGTTTGGGGATGTATGATGCTGTTAAAGCATCAAAAGCTAAAGTTATTATATTAGCATATGCTAAAGCAGAATCGTCTAGCGGTGTCTTATTACAATCCGCTGATCTAAGAATATTAATGCCAAATACAAATGTGCTAATACATTATGGATCTTTTACATTGGATGGTGAACATAGTAAAGCAGCTGTTAGTAGCATAAAATGGAATGAGCAAGAGTGCGAAAAGATGGTTGATATATTCACCGAAAGGTGTATGTGTAGTAGTCTTGCAAAAGATAAAAATTGGAAAAGAATGATGGCTAAAAAGCATATTGTGTCACAATTGGCCAATAAATGCGATTGGATTTTAACCGCTCAAGAAGCGGTTGATTATGGTTTTGCTGATGGTATTCTTGGTACAAAAAAATATCCCAACATTGATTATCTAAAAACAATCACCAAGAAGATCAAATAATATGTATATAGATTTTGCTTTTATTAATACGGATACTAATGAAGTAACCGTTAAAGAAGATATAAAACAAATCTTATCACTCAATTGTGTTAATAGTATAACTTTACCATATTATCTAATACGTGCAGCAAAATCTCTACTACTAGATTATAAAAATATAGACCTATCTTGTTTAATAGATTATCCACTAGGTATTTCTGATCTAAAAACCAGAGTTTTTGCCATGGATCAAGCTATAAAAATGGGTGCAAATACTATTGATATAGTTATGCCACAAAATTTAGCTACTAATAGAAAATATGACAAAATCAGAGAAGATGTTAAAAATTGTATAGATTTATCTATTGAAAATAATATTAAAATTAGATATATCCTAGAATACAGAATGTTTGACCACTCATGTTTAAAAAAATTATGTGAAATATTTGAAAACCACAATATGAGATGTGTTTTTCCATCTAGTGGATATTTTTTAGATAATTTAGCAGATAACATACTGGCCTCGGTTTTTCTGCATCAGAACTCTAAGGATCTGAACATCATATGCAGTGGCAATATTTGGTTGGACAAACATTTTGATACTATTAAAAAATCTGGCCTATTCGGCTTTCGTACCACATCCATACACAGTCTTATCAACTATGTTAAATTTAATTTGAGCCATCCTAAAGAATAATGGTGTATGAATAACTGATCAAATAACCCATTACTTAAATTATGGAGCAATTAAAAAATGGCCACTTCTTCTAATAATATAACCAACTATGCCAAACAAGCTGATGGCACCACAGCTGTAACAAGCACAAGCACAAGAAATAATCGTGGTATCATTGCAACAGGCGCCACAATCAATAACTCACTCTTTGTAAAATTTCAACCAGTCAATTTCTCGGTTAGTGGCGTTGGTATTGGCACATATCCAACTGACGGCTCTCATACCGACAAAGCAGTTACTGCTGGTACTTTTGCTTATAATAGTAGTGGTGTGATTGTGAAGGTGACCACAAGACTTGGCAATACCAGTAATAGTGTTATGCAAAGTGGTAGCAGTATGCCTGATCAAACACAGTCTTTCAATCAGTTCCGTTCTGGCACATATCGTTCTTACCGTTATGCTGATTTTAATAAATTGACTGGTACATTCTCAGTTTCTCCATCTGGTATTAGTGATGGCCTTGCTTATAACAGTGGTGTTAGTACAAATTCTGGTTCTACTGATGAAGCTGCTAATCCAACAAGAAGTATTCCAGGCGAATACGTTTACCTCATTGGTTCCGGCGTGATCTATGGTAACTATCCAGCAAAGAATGGTGGCTGATTCAAGTTATATTATAATTCATATATAAATAGTTTAATAATTGAGCCATCGTACCTTGGTATGTATGGCTCTTTTATTTAGGAGATCATCGTATGAGTGATACTATTATTCATTTTTGGGAAAATATTGCCACAACAAGTATTGGGATTATAATTACAATGGTTGGTTTTTGGGTTACGATTGGTAAAAAAATGGTCACAAGGCCAGAAGTTTTGGAAATGATTAAAAGTGAGAGTCCATATAATCAGGATCGTCAATTTATTATGGAAAGATTAGCTAGTAATAAAGAAACCCAGGCCGCATTTGCATCAGCACTTCAAAGAAATACAGAAGTGATGACAGAATTAAAAGTGCAAATTGCTACTCTTGGTAAAACACTTGAAGCACTAGAAGATAGAATAGAAAGAGATTAATCATGGCAGATTGTACAATCACATCGTTGCCTAGTGGAAGTAGTGTTTCATCAGATGATATTGTTATTTTTGTGGATAGTCCGGGTGGAACACCAAGCACTAGACAAATTACAATTGGTAATTTAGTAATATCTTTACAGAGCTTATTAACAGCTTCTGGTATTAATGGTTTTAATAGTGCTGTTAGTGGAATATTACCAGTAAAAAATATAATAGCAGGAACTGGGATATCTATTAGTTCAACAAGCGGAATATTCACAGTTACCAACGCTTTGTGTGCTAGTGGTTCTATGGCTGGTCAATTTAGTAATAATGTTAATATTACTGGCGGAATTATTAGCGGTGTTAATCTAATCATTACTAGTGGCACTATTACTGGAATTACAGATTTAGCAATAGCAGACGGTGGTACGGGAGCAAGTACAGCTAGTGGTGCAAGAACTAATCTTGGTTTAGGAACTATAGCAACACAAAATGCTAGTGGAGTATCAATAACTGGAGGTAGTATTACTGGTGTAACTATCAGCAATATTACAGACTTAACTGTTGCTGATGGCGGCACAGGAGCGAGTTCTGCTAGTGGTGCTAGAACAAACCTCGGCTTAGGCACTATGGCCGTACAAAATAGTGGTAGTGTGAATATTACTGGTGGTAGTATTAGTGGTATCTCTGATCTTGCAATAGCGGATGGTGGAACTGGAGCTAGTAATGCCTCTGCTGCAAGAACAAATTTGGGTCTTGGCACAATGAGTACCCAAAATGCTAGTGGTGTTGCTATTACTGGTGGAACTATTGCTGGTATAACATGGACAGGATCTATATCTACCTCTGGTTTAACTTGTACTGGTGGAACTATCACAAATATTACTGATCTTGCTATTGCTGATGGTGGAACTGGAGCAAGTACAGCGAGTGGAGCGAGAGCTAATCTTGGTTTAGGCAGTATGGCTACTCAAAATAGTGCTAATATTAGTGTAACTGGTGGAAATATATCTGGAGTCTCTATAAATTTAGGAACAAATACCATAATTGGTGGTACAGGTATTGCTGTTTCTCGTTCAGGTTTATCGTTTATCATATCTGCAACAACTAGTGGTACTGGTGGTGGATCAGTAGCCTTGTCTGGATTAACAGATGTTACTATAAGCTCCCCAGTATCTGGTAATATACTAGCATATAATGGGAATAAATGGGTTAATAAAGATGTTAATGTTAATATTAGTGGATCATTATCATCACTAGTAGTAGATAATCTGAAGATTGATAATAGTAGTATTAGTGGAATTTCAGCAAGTTATAGTATTAATGGTTTTCCTAATGGTGCTATAGTTATACAACCAAAAGATACTGGTCCATTACAGGGTTCTTATGATGGAAGTGGTAGAGGAAATTATGCCACAGATTGGCAGCGATCACGAATTAGTGGAGAGCAAATTGCTGGTGGAGATTATTCAGTATTATGTGGTGGTGCAAATAATATTATTGGTCCATCTCCTTATGGAGCACACTCTGTTATTGGTGGTGGATATGGTAATAGAATATATGATAATGAGAATACTATAGTTGGTGGCAGAGATAATACTATCAATAATGGTATTGTTAATGGCTCTATTGGTGGTGGTAAAGAAAATATTATTAATAGTTATTATAGTACTATTCCCGGAGGATATCAAGCTAAAACTCGTCTTTATGGAGAAGTATCCCATGCTGCAGGATATTTTGCATCACCGGGAGATGCTCAAAAAAGTACTCTTGTATTAAAGGTTGAAGTATCAGGAAATAATCCTACACCATTATTTAATGGTACATATGCTTCATTACCAGCAAATTCTGTATGGACATATGTTGCTAATATTAGTGCATTAAGAAATAATGGTGGAAGTTATGATGCTGGTGCTGGGTTTATAATACGAGGTTGTGTTAGAAGTGATGCGAGTTATCTATTATATGATGTTGGTTCTCCTATTGTGGATAGTTTTAAAGATGCTGCCATGAATAGTACTGATGCTATTATTGCTGGTAATAGTACATCTGGTTATCTTGATTTAATAGTTACAGGATTATCAGGTTATTGGACTAGATGGGTAGCCACAGTAGATTTAAGTCAAGTTAGTTATGGAACTCCATAAGGAATAATTTATTATGACTGCTAATTTTAGATATAACGATGTTTTTACCAGTGGTAATATTACTAGTAGTGGAATCATTACTGGTACTAGTGGAGCTTTTAACAATTTAACCATTAGTGGTAGTCTTATCGCTAATAGTGGTAATGTCTCTGTTATAGTAGGTAGTGGAGTACCTTCTCAAATTAATAGTAATACTGGTTTATTAGTTTATCCTAGTATTGTTGTGAGTGGATATGGTGCTGGAACTCCAGGATATTTTCGTTGTGGTAGTGGTAATTTTACCACATCACTAACAGCTAATATTGGTAATATAATTAATCTCGCAGTTAATAGTGGAACCACTAATCCAGTACAACGAAGGGGTGAAGTTTTCACCGTTTACGGAAACGCTGGAGTGAGTGGTAATTTAGTGGCTTCTGGCATCACTGTGGCAAGCGGTAATACTAGTCCAATACAACGAGCTGGTGAAGTTTTTACTGTTTTTGGAAGTGCTGGAATTAGCGGAATGTTAAATGCTTCTGGTATTACAGTTTATGGGACTATGGGTGTTAGCGGTTTATTAACAGCGTCTGGTTTAAATGTTACCACCAATGCAAATGCTAACATATTAACTGCTGCTAGCGGATCTTCTAGTCCTCAGCAAAGAAGAGGTGAAGTTTTCACCGTTTATGGTAATGCTGGTGTTAGTGGTAATTTTGTGGCTTCTGGAATAACTGTTGCTAGTGGTAATACTAGTCCACCACAAGCATCTAATGAGGTTTTTACAGTATTTGGTGGTGCTGGAGTTAGTGGTTTATTAAGAACTAGTAATTTAATATATACTCCAGTATTTAATAGTCCAGCCAGTATTGGTCTTAATCAGGGAGATTATAATCCAGGATCAGGAGAAATAATACGATTAACCACATCAGTTACTGGAGTTGCTATTAGTGGTATGATTCCACAAGCAGAATATGTGCGAGTTCTTTTGAATGTGGGAACTAGTGGTAATATCATACTAAAACATGAGGCTACAACAGCAACAGCGGCCTATCGTTTTATAACTAGCACTGGTGGTGATTTTATAATGGCACCAACCGGTTCTGCCACTATGATTTATGATAGCACTAGTAGTCGATGGAGAGTGTTATAATATGTTAGGTCTATTAATTGGTGGTGGTAAAAATATTCATAAAGAAGCCAGAGACTGGGCAAACAGAGTTTATCTTAATGGTGGACGAGTTAGTAATAGCACATTAAAAGCTGTTAGTGATTTTTGTATGAGAATTGACAGCGCAGGAATAAGAGATAGATTTATAAGATTAAATTTATTTTGTGGAAGTAATTTAAATGCAGTTGTTGTTCCTTTATATACTAGTTTAAATTTTAAAAATAATCTTATCGGCAATTATGCTATTGATACAAATATGAGTTTTATTGCTAGCGATTATAATGAAACAGGGAATTCTGGTGGTTTAAAATCAGATAATAGTTATACTAAAGGAATAGACACAAGTATATATGATTCAATATTTGCATCATATGCTCCTAGTCAAGATGCTCATATGAGTCTTTATGTTAATACTTATGATCCTTCTGGTGAAAATTATTTAATGGGTCTATATGATTATTGTAATTGTAATGATATATATATAAGTGCTGGTAGCACAAGCGCAATTGGTGAAATGTTTGGTGATTGTGGCTCTAGTAACACAACAAATGCTTTCTCATCAACTTCTACTGGATTGGTTACACTATCCAGTTACTCAACCTCCATAACTTTATATATGAATAATACTTTATTTTCAACATCTACCACAGTTTTTAATAATGCTACTAATGGTGATTATACTCTTAGTATTTTTGGTCTTTTTTATCAGGATTTTGGATGTGGTGGAAGTAATTTTTCTGGAAGCAACATAAGATGTTCAGGATATAGTTTTGGTAAGGGTTTAAGTGCCTCTCAAGTGTCCAGTTATAATGAGGCTATGAAACAGTTTCAAACAGCATTGGGCCGAAACGCCTAGTGGTGGTGTATTTTAATATTATACCCCCGGAGAAAAGAATATGGCCATTGATATAGCAACAATAGTAACAGCTAACCCTATTAAAAATGGATCAATTGTGGTTTTAGCTTGTGGTGGTGGAGATTTTGGTAGTGGAATAATTACCAGAAACACATATGTGCTAAATACTCCCACTAGTGGTGATATTGGATCAAAATATACTAATCGATTTAATGATCCCAGTTACTACTATGGTGTTACATCTGTGAACGGTGGAGGTGCATAATGGCCAATCAAGGTTATGTGACAATCAAATTAAGACGAGACTTAGCAGCTACTTGGACAAGTGTAAATTCTGTGCTTGCTAGTGGCGAGCCAGGATTTGAATTGGATACTGGCAAATTAAAAATTGGTGATGGAACCACAGCATGGAGTGGATTAAGTTATTTGAGCGGAAGTGGTGGTAGTGGTGTCACATTAGAACAAGTTGAAGATGATCTGGGAACAAGCTTTTTAGTTTCTGGAACTGGCATAACTTTAAATTATAATGATGCTGGCAACACTCTAACTATTGGAACTAGTGGCGTTAATGTATTATCTCCAACCACCATATCAACTAGTCAAAATAATTATGATCCTGGATCTGGTGATGTTTTAAGACTTAGCGCTAGTGCTAGTGGAGTTAATATTACAGGATTAGTTCCAAGATTAGAAAAAATCCGATTATTAATTAATATTGGAACCACAAATAATCTTACTCTTGTTCATGAATCAGCCAGTTCAAGTTCTGGTAATAGATTTATTACTCCAAATGGCGGTAACTATATTGTGGCGCCCACAGGATCTTCCACATTATTTTATGATGATACTAGTTTAAGGTGGAGAGTGGTGTAATGTTATCTTTTAAAGTATTAAATAGTTTAAGATCATTACATATTGAGGCTATTGATTGGCATAATAGAGTGGTAAGTAATGGGGGTAGTGTTAGTCCAACCACACTAAAAGCTGTGAGTGATTTTTGTAAAAGCATTGACGGTGCTGGTATACGAAGTAAATTTTTAAGACTGAATTTATTTTGTGGTAATAATTTAAATGCTTGTACAGTTCCTCTATATAGAGGATATAGTTATGGTGGAACTCTTTATGGATCAAGCACAGAGGCTAATACTAATTTTGTATCATCAGACTATACTGAAACAGGATCTAATAAGGGTTTAAATGGTACTACTGGAAGTAAATATTTAGATACTGGACTCACTATTGGTAGCGCATATACTGCTGGTATCCGTTATGCTAGTAATCATATGGGCATTTATATTACTGATACTAATTTATCTACTGCAGAGTGGATGGGTGCAAACGATACTAATTTTGGTTGTTATGATAGTAATGCATTTGCGTGGTATTCCCTAAATACTGGCGCTTATATTGGAGGAGCTGATAGTGGCGATCACGCTATTGCAACTGTTGCTGGTACCAATAATGGATTTGCTTTGGGAACATATACTTCTATAAGCGCTGGTGCTACATATAGAAACGGAATTGATGTTACTAATACTGTTGGAGGGTTGAATTTTGAATTTACAGCAGGTAATACTTTACCACTAATAGTATGTGCAACTAGTTATAGTTATGTTGGGTGTGGCACTACAATAATAAACCCCGCTAATACAATTGTTGCCGGATACTCTATTGGATTAGGATTAACACTATCTCAATCATTATCATATAATAATGCTATGCAAACTTTTCAAACAGTTTTAGGAAGGAAAATAACATAATGTTTTTATTAGTAAATGATGACCAATATGGGTCTTTACAAAGTATAAATGATGCTCATGAGGATCGTAAAATTATGCCAGTTAAATCTAATAATAATAACTGGATAATACAAGATGATCTACTAACAGATTGTGATAGTGAGGGAAATACTTGGTATGATTGGAAAGATTGGCTAAATTCTCTAGCAACCACAGATGAGGTTCCAGCACCACGACCACCACGACCATCGAGAAAAACACCAACACCAGATCCAGCCCCATAAATTGGTGTATTATTTCCTATAGAGGAATAATATATGATTAAGCCTGGCTATCGTACTAGTGAATTTTGGTTCACAATGGTTAGTTTCATCTTTAGTGGATTATATCTACTAGGATTAATTGGTGAAAATTCTCAAAAAGAAGATCTTATTCAAGAAACTAGCAAAGGTTTAGAAGCAGTAATACTAGTAGCTGGACAATTAATAGTTCTTTATAAATACGTAAAGAGTCGCTCTGAACTTAAAAAAACTTGGTGGAATACTGCTAGTCCAGCAGAAAGAGAAGAAGCAAATAAAAGAAACCGAGGTAAAAAAAATGACAATAAAAGACCAGTTAAAACTAGAACTAGAAAAACTAATAAACCAAGTTAAAGTTCAAACACAATCTGCTAAAAATATAGCTCTTGATCAAGCATGGAAAATATTACAACTAGTATTAGCTCAATTAGTACAAATTATTGAGGATATTGGTAATGAACTTAGTGGACCAGATAAAAAAGCTATTGTGTTAGATCTTTTATCAGGTTTCTATGACAGGGTTTTTTTAGTAGTAGACATCCCTTTTGTACCCAACTTCCTTGAGCCTATAATACATAAGCATGTGAAGGCTTTACTAATGCTTTTAGCCGGATCAAGTATTGATGCTCTAGTAACTACTTTCAGAAACGTGGGCGTTTTTATTGATCCACAAAACAAAGTTGATCCTTCACTAGATAGTATTCCAAAAATTTCAGAAAAATAAAGGGCAATAATTTATGAATTATACAGAGAGTTTTGATCAGTTTGCTAGTCGTTTAAGCACCACGGATGTTGCTCTATATGCTGGTGTGGGTCTTGTAATATGGGTTTTATTTAAGGATAAATTAAGTCCAGTACAAAAATTGTTAGTTTCTTTAACAGATAAACTCAAGGGTGTATTTGCTAAAAAAACATCTGTTGTCACATCGTCAAGTGCTCCAGTAACCAATGAAGATATATTCTTTAAGTTAGTCGTATCTTGGAAGCAAACGCGAGATTTGGCAGAAAAGAGTGGGTGTTCAGAAGCAGTTAAGGTTGCTGATCAAATGTTCCCATATTTAAGTCCAACAGTATGCAAAGGAAAGACTAGTCTATGAATACTTCAAAAGTTATTTTATTAATCGGTGTTCTTTTAATTGGATTTGGTTTACTTAAACCAAAACTTAATATCCCAGATAATGCACCAGTTGACATTGTTGTTGATATTATAGATCCACCATCAGATCCTGCACTAAAAGAGAAGGCGCTACTAGTTGCTGAATCTTTAAAGGCCGGATCTAGTGACAGAATTGTTGACGGTAAAAGATTAGCAGGGCTATACTTTGATCTGGCAACACTAATTGAATTGGATGGTGAACAAACTGTTGTTAAAAACACAGAAGAAGTTCGTCAGGCTAATGCTCTTGGTGGACCAATGCTAAGAATGAATATTAAAGATAAATATCCAAATTTAGCCAAAAATTGTAATGCTGTTATAGTAGCAGCAATTGGTGATGAAAATATTCCACTAACTAAAGAATTAAGAGCCAAAGCATCTGAAGGTTTTAAGGCTTTATGTTGGGCCACTAATGAAGGAAGTAAATAATGCCACGTTTATCTCCAAAAGAACTATATGATGATTATCGTAAAGGTTTTAGTGGTTGTATTTGGGAGCAACATCATTTTGATCATTTGATGGAAACTCTCAAGTATCCACTCTTTGGAGATGCTAGCAAAAAAATTAAAAATAGTGGTAAGGGTAAATTATCAACACCATATAAGAGTGTTTTGAAGTTTGATAAGAATCCTTATAATGAAAGACAAACTACAGGAGATTGTGTGAGTCATGGAACACGAAATGCCTGTGATGTTAGTCGAGCAGTAGAAATAGATGTGGACGGCGAGAAAGAGTCTTGGATAGCTAAAGGTGCTACTGAAGCAATTTATGGTGCTAGAGGTTTTTCTGGTCAAGGAATGAGTTGCAGCAGAGCAGCGGAGTTCGTTAGTAAAACTGGTGGCGTATTAGTTAGACAAAACTATAAGGGTGTTGTTGATTTATCTAAATATAATGGTAATCTTGGTGCTGGTTGGGGTGGAAGAGGATTACCAGATAAAGTTATAGATTTAGCTAATGATCATCAAATAAAAACCACATCATTAGTTCGTACATTAGAAGAAGCGCGAGATGCTCTATCTAATGGTTATGGTTTAGCAGTATGTTCTAATTATGGTTTTTCTAATAAACGAGATAAGAAGGGATTTGCTTCTGAATCTGGTAGTTGGGGTCATTGTATGGCATGGATTGCTTGTGATGATACTGGTGGTGAATCAGCATTTCTTGTGCAGAACAGTTGGGGCAAATGGAATGATGGTGGTCATCCAGAATGGGGTCCAATTCCAGACGGATCATTTTTAATTCATGCTGATACTGCTGCTGGTATGTTAAAACAAAATGGGGCTTATGCTTTTAGTAACTTTGATGGTTTTCCATTACAGAAATTACCAGACTATGGTTTTGGAGAATATTTATGAATTTAATTGATAAGATCAGATTAAGCAAATTAATCACTCAATTAATAAATGTGCTAAGAAAACTAATAGCATT